CTTACAGGTGAAAAAGGAATGATTATGTTCCACAAACTTGTAGAAGATAAAATTGGTATCCTTATTCCTCTTGGAGATACTGAGCGTATTAAAGGTTCAGGTCAGAACAAAGGACTTGGAGGTCAATACAAGCAATTTATGGGACCTCAGGGTATCAAGATTACTGTAGCTCATATGCCTCAGTATGATGATCCCGTATTGCACCGTATGGAAGCTCCGGATGGAGGTTACACTGAGAACTATCGTATGACTATCTTTAACATTGGTACTACTAATGGTGAGCCTAACATTCAGAAAGTTGCTCCTAAAGGTCGTGCTGAAGTGAAGTGGTATGTACCTGGTTCTACTACTCCGTTTGGTCCTCAAAATGGTGGCATGGGTGCATCTCCTGTAGATGGCTATGAAATGTACTGTCAGACTACTCAAGGTATTATGCTTAAAAATCCTTTGAGTGCTGCGGAACTTATTATGGATGTAACTTATTAATAAACTATAAACTTTAAAGTGATGGAGAAAAGTGCAGTTGAAACTAAAGTAAAAGAAAATACAGTGGTAAGTCCTCTTGCTAAAATATCAGGTAAATGGTTAGTGAAGCCTTGCAGAAAGTCTTGGCTTCACGCCATTAATCCTAACCATGATGGTAACACTATATTTAGTGGTGCTCAGATATGGATTGTTGCAGCAAGAAGTGCCAGTAATCCTGATGTAGTAAATACAGGTCTTACTGAAGAAGAGCGTATTGCCTTTGAGGCAGAAATGTTCCTTCAGCCTGGAGCTTTGTCACCCTATAACCTTAAGTTTTGGGCAGACAAGAAAAATACAATCAGAATTCCTAAGGACGGTCTTACCTTGGATTGTGATAATAACGTAAAGCATAAATTCTGGTTTAAAGTTTTACAGGCTTCTAAAAGAGTAGCTAAAGGTAAAGAAGATCTTGCAGTAAATTCTATTGCAGATGTCCTTCTTACTTCTGTAGAACAGGAGGCTAAATTTGACTCTGAGAAAATTAATACCAAGACTAAAGCTTATGTTAAATTCAGCTCTATGAGTTTGCAGGATAAGATTAACTACCTCAAAGTATTTGATGAGGGACGTTATAAGATTGATTCTACTACTAAACCTGAACTGATTGATCAGACTTTAGGTAATATTGTAGAGAATGATCCTGCACAATTCTTATCTGCATTTGACAATCCTTACTTTAAAGATTATATTCTTCTTGAAGATCTTCTTAGTAAGAATATTATTACCCGTAAAGGTGGTAGGTTCTTTATAAATGGTGGAGTAGAACTTGGGATGACTAAAGCTCAGGTTATAACCAACATGAGAGCAGAAGATTTCCAGGAAACAAAGATTGGATTAATGGCTAAACTTAAAGCTGCTAGCTAATGATAATGCCTGTTTCAGATATGCATCAGCAGTTTCTGCATTGGTATGACAAGCAGAGTAATTTCTCTGCTCCTGAAGTTACACCAGAAGAGATTGATATATATTTGAACAATGCTCAATATCAGTTCTTAAAAATACTGACTGAAAAAGGATTAGAAAAGTCTCAGGAGTGGCTTGACTATACAAAGAATATTACTTTGTCATATATAGCTACCCCTGGGGCTGTTCCTCCTGCAACTAATGCTTTGGCCCTTTTAAATGCTACAACAACATCCAATAATAAACCTAGTGGATATTTTGTACATTTGCCTAAGGATAACAGCGGAAATCCTATATACAGATTAGCACTTCTTGAAGAAGCGCAAATTATGTATAATGAATGTGGTGTTTCTAAAACAGCAAGAGTTCCTGTAATTCCTGTTACAAGAGATGAATATAATAAAATAGCTGTTAATCCTTTTAAAAAACCTTGGAAAGAAGAGATAATAAGATTAACTACAAATAGTAATCTTTTTGAACTCATAGCTTTCCCTGGTGCTACAATTACTGCATATTACTTAGATTATTTAAAAGAACCTGGAAGAATACAGTATGGTACAAAATATACTCTTACAAGTCCAGGCTTTGGTACAGATTTAGACTGTCAGTTAGAATCTAAAGCTGGAACTAAAATAGTAGAAATTGCAGTAGAGTTAGCACTTAAGACTGTTGGAGACCAAAGGCTTGCCCTTGAACAATATGATAAACTTGTAAAGACTATTTAAAATGCCTCTATTAAATAAAATCAAAACTAAATCTAACAGGATTGCCCAACTTGAACCAGGTACAGGCAATAACCAACCTGCTAGAGCATCTGATGTAAATCCTATCCTTGACTGGATTAATAACAGGTCAGATGTAAATACTGTGCTTAATGTAGTAACTTCAAGTGGAGGTACTGCTACAGCACAAACTGGTACACTTAATGCAATTAGTGGTACTATTACTTCTGCCACTCTTACTAATACAGTTAATACAAAAACTACTATTACTATTACAAATGCATATTGCACGGCTAATAGTACAGTAATGGCTGTAATTAGTGGAGCTACTATAGGTACAGGTACTATTTACATTCAAAGTGTAGTTCCTTCTGCTGGTTCATTCCAAATAACACTAAGCAATCCTGTAGCTCTTACAGGTACTGCCTCAGTAAATATTAAATGTATTATCCTTTAATTAACCTTTAAAAATTAATCAAAATGAGCGTATTAAGTGTTCAAAATATTCAAGCGACGCTTGTAGGTAAAAACATTGCCCGTACAGCGAATCTTCAAATTGCTAATCCTGCTGCATCTGCTTATATTGCTGATGGTGAGATTACTGTAATTAATAGTTCTGGTGCTGTGTATTCATCAACTGATAACTATGCAAATTCTCCTTGGATTCAGTTGGTTCAGCGTAATGGCGACAATCTGGTATTCAGCAGTAAGATTTATGGTGACAAAGTAACTGGTGTTAAGGAAAAAGCTCAATCTGCTGGTCAGGAGCAAATCTATCACATTGGTTACAATGGTTCTACAGGTTCTCTTGACATTACAGCAGGTCTGGATTTCCAACTTACTGTAATTGAGAATCAAGACGACATGATGTGGTCTGAGCAAAAGAAAAAGAACGTAGTTTATGTACCTAACAATCTGGTTACTTCTCAACAAGACCTTGCTAAGGCTGTTGTGAAGAATCAAATGAAGAAGTACACAACTGATGGTTCTGCAATTACTGCTTGCATGCTTAACAATGGTACAGCTGTAGCAGTTACAGGTACTGCAACTTCAGTAGAAGTCACACATGGTTCTAATGTAGTAGCTGGTAAAATTGGTACTGCTACTGGTACTCTTACTAACTTTGGAGCAGGCGTTGTAATTCGTTTGGGAGCTACAGGTTCTGGTAATGGTGTAACTGTTCCTACTTACACTATTCAAGGAGCACATCCTACTATTGCTAACGCATTTATCCTTGATCAACCTTATGCAGGACCTACTAATGTAAACCTTCTTGTAGCTAACGTAGGTGTTCTTACTACTCCTGGTGCTAGTTGGGGTGTTCGTTTTACTGGTAAGGCTCTTCCTTTCCGTCGTGATTTCTTCAAGTTTAAGCGTGTAGCATTTACTCTGCAAATGAGTGGCTATGGTGCTACTGTACTTAGCAAAACTCAAGATGCTAGTTATGGAAATGGAGATGGCCGTTTGGTACTTGAAGAAGAATCATTCAGCAAAGGATTTGAAGGAGCACTCAACCGTATGACTGTTCCCCTGCCTTTGGCTAATGAGACTTTCACTGCTGATGGTTCTACTACCACTACTATCAATACTACTTATGCTGATGCATTTGTAGGACCTACTACAGTATATAATGCTGGTACTCTTGAGTTCTTCTCTCAAGATTTAGCAACTGTAGTAGCTGTACCTCGCATGCCCCAGTTGATTAAAATCTTCATTGCAAATGGAGCTGGTCAAGGTGGTACTGATAATACTACATTGTGTGTAGAAAACCAATTGAATGATTGGCTGGGTAGCTTGCCTGGACAACCTTTTGGTGCTACTCCGTTTAGTGTATTCTAAAATAACTAAGTTCCACAGTTTATTTTTAGGTTTTTGAATGAGGGGAGGGGTGTTACCTCTCCCCTTTTTCAAATAAAATAAATAAGTCAATAAAAAAAATAAATGGCAGCAGTAAATACAAACCTTCAATTAGGCATCCACTTGTGTCAAACAAGTAATTGCAAGACTATTAAATTTTCTGAAACTACAGGAGAATATAATGCAAGTTCTAACCCTGGAGGTTGGAGTGTGCCTGAAAATGCTACTAATCCTGATCCTGCAAATGTTACATCTTTTTCTGTAGTATTTACTTTGCCTGATAGTACAGTTACTACTTTTACAAACACTAATCCATTATTTGCAAATTTTCCTGATGAGACGAGTACAGAAGAAGTTAGTTTAACTATGGCTAACTTTGGAGGCAGCTCTTCATCATTTGCAGATGGAATTTATTCTATAGTTTATACAGTAAATGGAGAAATAAATTCAGGTGCAGATACTTATATTGCTACTGTAACTCAAACTTTTTTCCTTACTTGTCAGATTAGATGCTGCATTGATAAAATGTTTCATCTTGCTTCTCAGGCTGATTGTACAGATTGTAAACCTGAGAAATTAAATAATGCTCTTGAAGCAGAATCTTATTTAAAAGCTGCAGAATTTGCAGCAGCTTGT